GCCCGCACGTCCTCCCGTTCGGACAATCAAATCCCCCTGGGGTGGAATCAAATGGCTGGTGTGAAGGGTAGGAGTGGGGGGGCGAGGCCTGGGGCGGGCCGGAAGCCAAAGCCGGTTTCGCCGATTGAAGTGCCCGCTGCGCCTGATCCGCTGACGTTCCTGCTGTCCGTGATGAATAACACCAAGGCCGCACCTGAGCTGCGTGTCAAGGCAGCGACAACGGCCGCCCAATACGTCCATGTGCGCCGATCGGACGGCGGGAAGAAGGACGACGACGCCGACAAGGCCAAGAAGGCCGCCGCGGGAAAGTTCTCAGCTTCCCCAGCTCCACTGAAGCTAGTCACCAGAAAGTAGACGATGCAATGGTCAACCGCATGCCCTGATTGGGGGGCGCGGTTGCGGCGTGGCGAGTCAATCATCCCGCCTCCGCTGTTCCCCGATGAGGCAGAGCGAGCGCTGTCCGTATTCAAGGCCCTCCGGATCGTCGACGCACCTGGTTCTCCGACGTTCGGCGAGGCGTGCGATCAGTGGGTGTTCGACCTGGTGGCGTCGATATTCGGCGCCTACGACCCGGAATCCGGGCGGCGCCTGATCACCGAGTGGCTGGTGCTCATCCCGAAGAAGAACAGTAAGTCCACCATCGCAGCCGGAATCATGATGACTGCGCTGGTGTTGAACTGGCGCCAGTCGGCCGAGTTCTCGATCCTGGCTCCAACCGTCGAGATCGCCAACAACTCGTTCTACCCGGCCCGCGATATGTGCGCCGAGCGCGCTGACGAAGAACTGGCCGCGCTGATGCACGCGCAGTCGCACGTCAAGACCATCACGCACCGTGAGAAGGGCGCCACCCTCAAGGTGCTCGCCGCAGACAGCAGCACCGTCGGGGGAAAGAAGGGTGTCGGAACGCTCGTGGATGAGCTGTGGCTCTTCGGAAAGCGCCCGGACGCAGAGAACATGCTGCGCGAAGCGACCGGCGGCTTGGCGTCACGCCCAGAGGGGTTCGTGATCTACCTGACGACGCAGAGCGATGACCCGCCAGCCGGTGTGTTTCTACAGAAGCTGCGGTATGCAAGGGACGTGCGCGACGGAAAGATCAACGATCCGCGGTTCGTGCCGGTGCTGTACGAGTTCCCACAGGGCATGATCAAGGCCAAGGAGTACGAGGACGCCTCCACCTGGTCGATGGTGAACCCGAACATGGGATTCTCTGTCGACCGCGAGTTTCTAGAACGCGAGTTCGGCAAGGCCAAGAACGATGGGCCTGAGTCGATGCGCGGCTTCCTGGCCAAGCACCTGAATGTCGAGATCGGCATGGCGCTGCGGTCGGATCGATGGTCCGGCGCCGACTTCTGGGAGGCCGCTGGTCGTCCCGGGCTCACCCTGCAGGATGTCATCGATAGGTCGGAAGTCATCGCTGTCGGGATCGACGGCGGTGGGCTTGATGACCTGCTTGGCGCTGCTGTGCTCGGGCGAGAGGCTGAATCCGGGAAGTGGCTTCTGTGGTCGCACGCATGGGCTCATCCAGGAGTGATGGCGCGCTACAAGGTCGAGGCCGCACGGTTTGCAGGTTTCGAAGCCGACGGCGATCTGACCATCGTGCCTGCGCTACCTGATGACGTGGCCGGTGTCTGCGAGGTTGTGTCGCGCGTTCACGAGTCCGGGAAGCTGGCAATGGTCGGATTGGACCCTTCGAGAATCGGCGTGGTGCGCAAGGGTCTCGCTGACGCGGGCGTTCCAGAGGACAAAGTGATCGGCATCTCTCAAGGGTGGCGCCTGTTCGGCGCGATGACTGTGGCCGAGCGCAAGCTGGCGGATGGGGGCATGGTGCATGGCGGAAGCCGGATGATGGACTGGTGCGTTGGAAACGCCAAGATCGAGCCGAAGGGCAACGCGCTGCTGATCACCAAGCAGGCCAGTGGTCGGGCCAAGATCGACCCGCTGATGGCGGGCCTGAACGCCGTAGAGATCATGGCCACGAATCCTGCGGCACCTGACCGCTCCTTCTGGGAATCGGCCGCCGCATGAAGCTCATCGACAGACTGATCGGCCGCAAGGACACCGCCTACAGTTCGGCGACGCTGGCCTCATTGCTGGCCGCTGTCATGGGTGGCGGTGCCACCAAGAGCGGCGCCACCGTCACGCGCGAGAGTGCCCTGCAGGTGTCCGTGGTGCTGTGCTGTGTGCGCGCCATCGCCGAGGGGGTCGCCCAGGTGCCATGGCTGGTGATGCAAGAGTCTCGCACCGCCGCCGGCAAGGTCACCCGCGTGGCCCAGCGCAACCATCCGCTCTTCGATCTGCTGCACCGCAAGCCCAACCGGTGGCAGACCAGCTTCGCCTTTCGTGAGACGCTGCTGCTGCACATCCTGCTCGGCCCCACTGGCGCCGCCTACGCCTTCCGCAGCCAATCGTCCGATGGCCGCACCATCGAGCTGATGCTGATGGACCCGCACCGCGTGAAAGAGACGGTGTCGTCTGTCGGCGAGGTCAGCTACACCGTGCGCGGGGCGATGGGTGAGCAGCGCCAGCTCGGAGAGAGCGACGTGTGGCGCATTGCTGGCCCCAGCTGGACGGGCACCGAGGCCCTGCCATTGATCAGGCTGGCGCGCGAGGCCATCGGGCTGGCCGCGGCAGTGGAAGAGACCCAGGCCCAGCTGCATGCCAACGGGGTGCGCGCGTCTGGCACGTACAGCGTCGAAGGGGCACTGTCTCCGAAGCAATACGACGAGCTGAAGGGGTGGATCGCCAAGGAATTCTCAGGCATCACCAAGGCCGGCGCGCCATTCATCCTCGATCGCGGCGCGAAGTGGACCCCGCTGTCCATGACCAGCGTCGACGCCCAGCACCTCGAGACTCGCCGCCACCAGGTCGAGGAAGTGTGCCGTGCGTTCCGCGTGCTGCCGGTGATGGCCATGCAGCAAGACAAGGCCGCCACCTACGCCAGCTCAGAACAGATGTTCATCGCTCACCTGGTGCACACGCTGCTGCCGTGGTACGAGCGGCTCGAGCAGGCTGCCGATTGCCACCTGCTGACGGATGAAGAGCGCGGCCAGGGCCTCTACACGCTGCTGGAGCCCAGCGGCATGCTGCGCGGTGCCCTGCGCGACACCGCCGAGTACCTGTCCAAGCTCGTCGAGCGCGGCATCCTCACCCGCAATGAGGCACGCGAATACCTCGACCGCAACCCGATCGATGGGCTCGACGAGCCCCTCACCCCGGCCAACATGATCACCGGGGCTTCCAACGACACCACCGGCACCGGCACCGCCGACGCCACCCTGTGAGGCCCGCATGGAACTCAAGTACATCGACCGCCCCTTCGAGATCAAGGCCATCGACGAGGCCGGCGTCTTCAGCGGCTATGGCAGCGTCTTCGGCAATGTGGACAGCTACGACGAGATCGTGGCGCCGGGGGCCTTCACCGAGAGCCTGGCCGCTTGGAAAGCCTCCAACCGGCTGCCGCCGGTGCTGTGGCAGCACCGCTCAGGCGAGCCGGTGGGCCCATACCTCGACATGGCCGAAGACGGCCACGGCCTCTTCTGCAAGGGCCAGCTGCTGGTCGACGATGTCGTGCGTGCAAAGGAGGCCCGCGCGCTGATGAAGGCCAAGGCCGTCAACGGCATGAGCATCGGCTTCGTCACGCGCGAAGACAGTTTCGACCGCGTCACCGGCATCCGTACCCTCAAGAAAGTCGACCTGTGGGAGGTGAGCATCGTCACCTTCCCGGCCAACCCCCAGGCGCAGATCGCCAACGTCAAGAGCGCTTACAGCGCGCTCGCCTCGCTGGCCGATGTCGAGCGGCATCTGCGCGAAGCCCATGGCTTCAGCAAAACCGAATCTGTGGCGCTGGTCTCGCGCATCAAGTCGTTGTCTGGTCGGAGCGATTCCGACCGAGCCGATGACCTGCTGCCCGGGCTCCAGGCGCTGCACACGTCCCTGCATGGTCGGAGCGATTCCGAGCAGCTGGGCGACCTGCTGAGCGGACTGCAAACCCTCAGCGCTTCACTCACCTGATCGACAACCCACCTCCACTCACGAAAGACCACCATGCAACTCAATCGACCCTGGATCATCTTCGGCCTGGCCATCGCGGCCGGCCTTCTGGCTGCGCTGTCCGGCCTGCAACTGCAGCCCGAGCATGCCGGTGCACTCATGCTCGCCAACGGCGCGGCCCTGGCCGAGCCCGGCAAGGTCAAGGAGCTGCTCGAAGGCATCCTCAAGGGCTTCGAAGACTTCAAGAAGACCAACGACGAACGCCTGTCCAAGGTCGAGAAGGGCGCCGTCACCGGCGACTTCGACGCCAAGCTGGCTGCCATCCAGACCGACATCGCATCGGCCATGGCCATGAAGAAGCAGCTCGACCTGCTCGAGTCCAAGCTCAACGTCAAGGGCCTGTTTGGCGCCGCCAACATCAACCCCGAGGCGGCCGCGTACAAGACCGCGTTCTTCGACCGCTTCGTCCGCAAGGGTGACGAGACCGGCATGCGTGAGCTGTCGGCCAAGGCCGTGACCATCGGCACGCCGGCCGACGGTGGCTATGCTGTGCCCGAAGAGCTTGACCGCGAGATCGAGAAGCTGGCCCGCGACCTCTCGCCCATGCGTTCCATCGCCCGCGTCGTGCGCGTCGGCACCAGCGACTACAAGAAGCTCGTCAACAAGAACGGCATCGCCAGCGGCTGGGTCGGTGAGGCCGACGCTCGCCCGGCCACCGGCACCAGCGCGCTGGCAGAGATCGCCCCGTTCATGGGCGAGATCTACGCCAATCCGCAGGTCAGCCAGCAGGCGCTGGACGACATCTTCTACGACGTCGAGGCCGATGTGAGCGATCAGCTGGTGGAGGAGTTCGCCATCGGCGAGGGTGCCGCGTTCTTCGTGGGCAACGGCACCAACAAGCCCAAGGGCTTCCTGGCCTACACCACCGCGGCCACGGCCGACTCGTCGCGCGCCTTCGGCACCATCGAGCACGTGGCCACCGGCGTGGCGGGCGACTTCGCTGCGTCCAACAAGGCCGACATCCTGTACGACGTGCTGGGCAAGCTCAAGGCCGCGTACCGCGCCGGGTCGGTGTGGACCATGAACAAGGCGGTGATGTTCGAGGTGATGAAGTTCAAGGACACCACGGGCCAGTACCTGTGGCAGCCGCGCCTCACCGACAACGGCATCGGCCTGATGCTGCTGGGCCACAACGTGGTCGAGGCCGAAGACATGCCCGCCAAGGCCGCCAGCTCGCTGTCGATCGCCTTCGGAAACTTCCGCCGGGGCTACACCATCGTCGATCGCGTCGGCATGCGCATGCTGCGCGATCCGTACACCAACAAGCCCTACGTGGGCTTCTACACCACCAAGCGAGTGGGCGGCATGGTGGTCAACAGCGAAGCCATCAAGGTGGTCAAGTTTGCGGTGTCCTGATCGGACGCTGACTGACTGAAGCGGGGCGGCCCACCAGCCGCCCCGCTTTGCTTCCACTCCTCACGATTCAGAGGTTTCACATGCCCAAGATCCAGATCCTCAAGCCGTTCAAGTTCGCGCACCACGGCTACCAGGTCGAAGAATTCGAGCCGGCCGACGAGCCCGTCGACACCACCGACGAGTGCGCCGCGTGCGCCATCGAGGAAGGCTGGGCCGCCCTGGTCGAAGTGCAGACGCCTGCACCCGCGCCCGCCGACCCGCAGCCCGCCGACCCGCAGCCCGCCGAAGCCCAGCCCGAAGAAAAGGCCCAGCCCGCGGCGCCCGAGAACAAGGACGCGGCGCCCAAGCGCAGCACCAAGGCCGCCGCCTGATCATCCCCACCACACCACCGCCCCACATGACCTACTCCACCGCCCACAAGTCCGCGCGCATGACCACCACGCGCGACCGCCTCAATGCAGGCGCCATGCAGGTGGTGGATGCTGGCGGGGCGGTGCTCTTCACAGTGCCGCTTGACAACCCCTGCGGCAGCGTCTCGGGTGCCGTGCTCACGATGAGCGGCTTTCCAAAGACCGTCACCGCGTCGGGCGGCGGCACTGCAGCCGCGGGCCGTTTGCAGAACGCCAGTTCGGTCGACGAGAAGACCGGCCTCACCGT